AATGTGGACAAAACGCTTAAAAACCACATGGTTAAAGGCTTAAAAATGTCCCCTGCCAACGATATCGAGGTAAAAATAGAAATAAATAAAAGCTACAAAGACTTAATTTAACAAGGTTTTTATAGTTTTTATTTTTATTTGTTTTTGTAGTTTTTTTAAAAAGGTGGACAGAAATGTGGACAAAAAAAGAACTGCCGAAGCAGTCCCTTGACCAAATATGAAAAACCACTAGAAAAGAGCTAATATGCAATTTCTAAGCGAAGAATACCAACTCTTTTATAATATTATATCACAACCTATAGTAAATGAATAAAAAGGCTAGGATAACCCTAGTCTTTTATCGCTCCCAGATAACGCCGTTGTCAGCGTACCCCACGTATTCCACGCCGTCAATTGGTTTCATGCCACGACCTTCAATCAGCAAGTCGCCGTCTTTGTCTCTCCAGAAATCTAGCATGTCAGCAACTTCTTCCCAAGGTTGCTCTTTCAATTCGTCGGCATATACATCTTGGATAAGTTCTTTGATTTTTCTTTCTGTATCAGTCATGAGTGCGTCCCTTCTTTCTGCGATTAATTCCTCTAGCTCGTTCAAATCAGAACCCGTAGCATGGTTTCTGATAAAGCTGCGAGCGGACGAACGTTTTGACAGATAATTGCGATGTGCTCTGTTTTCCTTGTTCCATTTCTTAGTTGCTTTTGTTTGTGCGTCCATCATGCTACCTCCCAAACTTTTTCTGAAATGTAGTAAGTACCAATGTTAGAACCGTCGGCTACTACTTCGATACCGTAGTAAGCACCTACTTTGTGCATTACTTCGTTAAATTTAACCACTTTAGCGGCATCTAGCACTTCAACCATTGACCATTTACCAGATTTACGCATTTTAGCTTCAACTGCTTGGAATTTAGCAAGGCTAGTGTCACTATCTTTGATAGCAGCCCATGCCATTTTCATAGCCCCTGCGATGTACTCGATAGCTTTTCCACCGAATTTTTTAGCGGCGTTTTTAGCGATTCCCCAAGCGTTTGTCATAAGTTCTTTTTTCATGGTTCTTACTCCCTTTCCTTATCTTCATTTATAGTATAGTACATATACTATAAATTGTCAACACTTTTGATAAAGAAATTCAGTTTTTTGCAAAATAAAAACCCCCCGACTAAAAGCCGGGGACAGTTCGAGAATATTTATCGAAAGACGCCAAGTATTCCGAAGTTATGATATCACTTATCTGTGAAAATCACAAACATAAAAAAGAGCTATGAGATAACCTCGTAACTCTTGCCTATGATGGACTTATATTATACCAAATAAAAAAAGCCCCAGCACAATGCTGAGGCTTCGACCACTACTGCCATGGTATCCCTACTGCAGTGTGAGGGGAGGTGATATACTCCTTTTCGTTTTTTAGTTTTCGTGGTTCTTTTATTTAATTATACACCAGTTTGACCTTGTGTTGCTTGTGCACGTTCTTCAATCGCTTTAACCACTGATGCGCTAGCTTCACTGATTGCTTTAGATACTGCTGCCGTGTCGTTTGATTGGCTATTCAAGAAGCGGTCAAAATCATCGTCTGGCAAGGTCAAGTGTTTGGCACCCGCTGAACGTAGAGCGTCTACTGTACCCATTGAACCAATACCAAACACACGGCCATTAACTACACCAAGATATCCTTGGCTTCCGCTTTCGCTACGTACTACATAATCCATATTTTCTTCTTCCTCTTCTTTATTTACTAAACTGTCACCATCATTAATAATGACTACATTCTTATCTAATCCACCAGCTAGACCAGTGCTTGTAAACTGCCACCAGCGTGTATGTTCCATATTTGGATACACACCCCAATAAGGCTCTGGGCGTACCTCGTAATCTGGGTACGCTGCAATCCATAGACTGTTAGGATAGCGTGCAGTAATCTGATCTACATACACGTTAGCCAATGTATAAGGCTTGTAACTGTAATAGATAGGCTCAAAACCATTCGCCTTACAGATATCCATAAATGCTAACACCGCATTAGTATTGGCTTGCTTATCACCGCTAGCACCATCTTCATAGTCACACACTAGGTAGCGTGGGTGTGATGGCAAATTGTTGATAAAGTAATTTGCTTCGGCTTGAGCCGTTGCGACATCACCGCCAAAACGGGCAAAGTGATAGTAACCAATACAATTACTTGTGTTAGTTTGTTGAGTCGCTACTGGACTAACCCAGCCCATGCCCTCGGTCACTTTGATAACTGTGTTATTGGTGCCGGACGCTTGACAGATTCCAGTCAAATCTCCCGGTTGATACGCTGATACGTCGATAAAGTAATTATTCTGTGCCATACCATCGAACGGCAATTCAAACCATCCAACCATTTGCTGACTTGGTGCACTCCAGTCAATATAGCTGAAATTACCAGCACTATCAAGATTTCGAGTAACCTTGCGAGTCCACCCGCCGTTATAGAGGGCGTCACCATTACCGTCAATATTCTGCTCGATTGTGGTAACTGTCCCGTCTGGGTTTTCAGAAACAACAAAACCGATATGCCCGAATTGATGATACGGCAAGCAGTTAGTCACCCAAACGCTCCCTACTGGTGGATTGTTTGCACCGTTAAACCGTGTGACTTTAAGTCCTAGATTTTCAGCACGACTTAAGCCATCAATGGCGTTCATGTAGCTGAAATCAAGATTAAATAAACCCGCATACTGTAAAACGTAGTCAATCAAAGCTGCACATTGCCCGCCATACGGATTTGTAGGAACAGTGACACGTTGGTTGACTAAGCTCTCAAGCGTGTTTAATAACTGTGTTTTTGATGTCATAGGTCTCCTTTCTCATAATTATTTTTGAATACTCTGTTTAATCTCCGAGATAGTTCTCTCCAACTCTTCGACTTTCTGTTTTAAAGTGTCAATTTCGTTTGTAGGTAGTTGAGATTTCGTAACCAATGGGTCTGCCGCAAATTTATTTTGTTCTAAAACCTGTAGAAAAAAGTTATTGTAAGTTGGAAACAACCCATACGCTTGGCTGATAGACAATGATGAAGATTGTTTATCTTTAATTTCCTTGATATCCTCACCGACTGCTTGAGCAAATTCTGTGAACTTACTCATAGGCTCACGCTTTCGCTGTGTTATATACGTTCACAAGGTCTTCTTGCTCGATGGTATCGAGACGGCCACCCAATTCAGTCATTTTCGAGATAATACCGCTGTTGGTATTCCCGCCCGCTGCTTCGATGTTGTCAGCGATTTCCTTAAGTGTGTTAAGATTTTCGGGGGCTCCACCAATGATATCAGCCTTAACTTGTGTGATAGCTTGGGTCAAGCGTTCTTCTGTGACACCAGTTGCCTTGCTGGCAATCGATGCTTTAATTTCTTTGATATCCGCTCCGACTGCTTGGGCAAAATCGTGTAATTTACTCATTTAGTTATTCCTTTCAAATTTTAGCAAGATTGTAGACATTAACGAGGTCTTCCGTGGTATCAGTGCCACCACTGATTAACCCAGAATCTCGCAATTCATCCGCTAGTAGTTTTAACTTAGGGCTCTTGTCCGATGGGATAGCACTATCAATGTTAAGCGAACTCTTAACTTTCACCTTGAAATTATTAGATGGAAAAATATGTCCATCCAGTTTAATTTCAAGATAGTAAGTGCCAGTAGCTACCACGTTGCCCATTGAGAATGAGAACAACCCATTTTCAACGGCAACATCTTGATACAATGCCACTGTTTCGTCATTCGACAGTGTGATCTTACCAGTGCCGGACAGCTCCATGCGTTTACCATCGTAACCCAAAATTTCAAAACCAAAGACGGAAGTGGTGTCCCCAGATTTGAGAACATCACCACCTTGAATTTGGTTGATAGAGGTCATGAGCTTAGACATAAGCTAGTCCTCATAAGGTTTAGTGTATGATAGTGCTCGTTCGCTATCGCTAAGACCTTTCGTTGTTGGGTCTGGGAACATATTCAAGGCATTGACCACTGTCAAGCCTACCAAGTATGGATTAGACAAGAATTTTCCAAACAATCCAAACAATGCCCCCCAACTAGTGATATCTTCAAATTTGATACCAAAGTAAGCCAAAACTGGCAACACCAATGCGAGTGCAAAGCGTGTTACGAATGTACGGTTTTTAAAACGAATAGACCAGTTAATTTTCATGTTAGTTCCTCACTTCTAAATTAATGTATTTCTTATAAAGGGCATCGATGTACCCGTTGCCACCTAGTTTTTTGTAACTAGAGTGCATTTTATGGATAACATCCGAATTATGAACAGTGGTATACCCACGCTCTAATTCCTTGTTAATGTCACGCTCAAGGCGTAGATACATAGTAACAAGATGTGCTTCATCATGCACTGCTAGTTTGTCATTTAATTCGTTGATTTTCTCGTTGTTTGATTCACCGATTTGTTGAACGACTTCAACCGAATCAGTGATATTTTCCAATTCGCTTTTTAAATCTCCGAATTGCGATTTGCTTAAATTAGCTGACTTGCTAGCTTTCATACCAAACCAGCCCGTTGCGATCACACCGATAGTAGGGGCAAGGTGGTCAATCAAATCAGAAATATTCATCTTTTATTTATTACCCCCATTTTTTACGCATCAATCCTGTGTAGTATCAGCCAAAATCTCGTCTTCTACTTTGTAACGCAACTCACGTAGAGCACGTTCGTCTGTACGCATTTCTTGACGGTGTTTAGCATAGAGTTCAGCGTTTAGAAGATTTTCTTGAACTGTAGAGACTGCGTTGGAATCTACGCTGATAAATGTTTGTTTAACAAGGATTGTAGCTCCTTCCTCTTCGACATTAAATTCTGCATTGATTGTGCGTTGTTTTGTAATTTTAAGTGACATAATTATTATTTTCCTTTCTTAATTATCCTCTGTTAGATATGTGACTGTGCCAGTGTATACGGCATTATCTCTTAGCTGATTAGTGACGTTAATACTCCCATCCGCTGAAAAATGCCAAACGGCTGTATCGACGTGTTTAGAATTAACGTTTTTATTAGCAATCAGATGCACTTGAACGTTAGGTTTAAAACCATCCGGAATCTTCTCGGTGAGTTTTGCATATTCCAAAGACGCATCAACTTTGTAAACTCCACGAACAAGACTGGCAACGACTAGATTACCTTTTCGAATAAGAGCCAGCTTAACACCGTATCCAATAGTGATTTCATTTCTGATCACTGGTGGTTCGGGTTTTTCCGGTTTCTCTGGTTTAGGCGTGTATTCAATCCATGAGCCGTTGGAATTATTGGTTACTGTCCGTTTAAACATCCGACCAGATATAGTCGTAAGTGTTTGGTGATATCCAGATAAACTTTCCACGACTTCCAAGTAAGCACCCTCACCCGATGCTGGATGGTTTTTGTAATTCCCTAAAATCGAATAAAACCCAGTGGTTTTATAATCGTTTAGGTTATCCACTTTAGTATCCATTGCTGCACCGTTTGGCTCGGTCAGTTTGTGGTGCTGAATCTGTTTGCGGTTTGAGTAAATTAAGCCATCGACATCCAAGGCCCCACGCTCACGGTATTTATTAATACCAATACCCTCTTTATCGTAAGATATCACGATTCGGTCACTTGGAACAGTAACTTGGAACGAAACACTGGTAAACTTATCCTCTAACTTACCGACCACGATATAAGAGGTATCGGCTGGGTACGAATTACCGAGATTAGCGTTTGATGCGTTAAATTCAGAAATCTGCGACCAGTTCCCACCAGCTCCACCATTGTCAATAATCTCTGTATCAGAATAGACGTTTCGAGTGGTGAACGTTAACTTCATCAGGTTCTTCTGTACGCCATTAACCATAAGCGGTGCTACTTTGGCAAAACGCTTAATTGTTAGCGTGCTATTGGTTGTACCGCTCCTAGTTGCTTCAAATTTCAACGTTGGACTGAAGTAATTTAAAACGGTGATAGTCGTTTCGTAAGTGTCCGACCTAATCCCTCGACTATCCTCAACATACCCTCTTAACGTGAATTGTGTATCTTTATTGACGGAAATTTCACGGAAAGTGCCGTTAGGTGCAGAAATCGTGTTATTATTCCCAACGATTTCCATGAAGTAGCCCGTAATGGATGCTCCATAATTCGCTTGAACATTATCAAAACGTGCATAGATTTTGGATAACACTGAAACAAAGTGCCTATCCGATTGAGTAATATTCCTTGTTAGCTCAGTGGCATCCGCTAACGCAATTCTAGAGAATGTGGGCTTAACTCTGTTTAATGACAAACCAGCAGTGAATGTTTTCGATTGCGTATTGATTAGTTTTCCGTCAACGTAAGTGTCTAGGAATATTGTCCCCCAACCGCTTGAACTATTCGGGATATCGTTAGCAAAACTATCTGGAATCGTCCATCTATACGATGTGTCAATGTTATCTGCTAATTTGCCGTCGAGACCATACCATGAGTAACGTAGTGTGTGCTTAGCTGAAGCTACTTTTTTAGCAATAGAGAAATTAACACTATCGCCTAAAACGACATTGCTAGGCATAGTTAAGACGCTAGCATTGGCTATCGGATCTAAAGTAATGGTATATGGACCAACGGTTAAGTCTTGAGGTCCAGAACCATTACCATAGCTATGGAAGTAAGCAATCGAGCCAAAGACATTGTTTCCGTTCTTGTGCTCGACGGTAATAGTCTTATCAATAAATTGAACTTGTGAGTTCTGTTGTGGCATGTCAGCAAAGCCCATGTCACCAATGTATTGACCAAAAGCGTCGATATACCACTTACACCAAATATGCGTGAACGTCTTTTCACGGTTAAACAAGGTCAGTCTAACACGAATGGTGCTGGTATTAGCTTCGACATTCTGACTGACTTGGTCAATCGTCATTTGAACACGGTAGCCCCGTTCTTCTTTCGACCAATATTCTGCCATCTTACTTACCTCCTACATATCTGATTACGTTACGGTCTGGGTTGATGAAATCTTGTTCTTCCCTAAAACGTCCAATTTGTATGGTTTTTGAGAAAATACCATTCTCAATATGAATGACACCCTGCGAAATATACATTACCTCGTTACCAGCCGAGAACATTGAAATCCGACCGTTTGGATTGAATAGCATAGAGCTAGAATTATCCGTTTTACCAATGACAAGCCCTTCGTTTGAAGATGCCATGTAACTGTCGATGAAATTCCAACGCTCTGACATATCATTCAGATTGTTCTCTAGTTTTGCTACACGAGCGCTTGCATCCGCAAGATTCTTTTCAGCTTGTGCACGATTGGCGTTATTTGCATTAACGAAATCTTGGTAAGCCTTCACCCACTGATTGAGCGTATCAAGGGATGCTTTAGCTTCTAGTTCCGCTTTCATAACCGAATTGATTTCATTCAATCGGTTTAATTGGCTTTGTGTCAACGCACTGTCAGCTTTGCTATCCAATTGGCTTGCTAGGTCTTTCGGAGACGCTTGCCATGCTCGGTCAGTCGTTCCTTCGTAGCAGTCTAGCTCGGTGAAGAATAACATCGACTCGCTGCCATTGGTCGTACCCGTGTTATCAATACGAATATAGCCTTCATCGCATTCGCCAGAATTAAATGTTAAGTGCCATTTAGCGAGTCCGGTGACTGACGGTGAACCAGTGTGTGCTTTAAAACGCACCGCCTTTGTGTAATTCTTGCCCGTTTCACTTGACTTGCGACCAAGAAAATAGATGTCTACCCCCTTGATATTCCCAGTGGCGAACGTTTGAATATTAAACGAATAATCAGTATTTCGTTTGACTGAAAAACGTGGCGTAGACGCTGGTACTGATGATGATGTTTTAAGCAAGAATAGCGGTTTAGCACTATTGTAGTAATACGGATGCTGTGAAACAGACAGATTAGGGTTCTGTTGTGGAGTTTGCCAAAAGCCCCAGTTATCAAGATTATCCGGAAAAGCTGAGTTAACGATTAGGTTATCACCACCAACCGAAACACTTCCCGTCATGTCGTTCCACGTATAATCTGCCGGGTTGGTGCTATTCGATTTATCAAAGTTAGTACATATCCCTAGAAAACGCTTGGTGCCGTCTTGCGTCAGACTGAAACCAGTTCGACCATCGGCACTATCAGAGTAGGCAAAATGGACGTAAGGTGTTCGTCCGTCTGCTCCGGCTTTGCCCGGAATACCGTCACGGCCATCGCTACCTTTCCATTTAGACCAGCGATAGTCTTGTGGATTCCGACTATCCGTAGTATTAAAATCTTGGTACATGCCGATGAACGCCTTGTTAGTGTCGGTTTGGCTGAAACCACTACCAGATACTGTGTCAGCATAGGCTATATGGGTATACTGTGTTTTCCCATCAACACCCTTAACACCGGGTATACCTTGGTCACCTTTTGGACCTTGCAAGCCTTGAGGACCGGCAGGACCGGTTAAACCACGCTCGCCTTGCAAACCTCTATCACCTTTTTCGCCCCTATCACCTTTCGCACCAGTGTCACCCTTAACACCTTGTGGGCCTTGCTCACCGATTTTAGAAACTGAATATCCCGTTTCATTAGTGTTATCCGTATAACTCCAAACCGTCTTCGTCCAGAGGAATTGTCCGGCTGGCACATTAGGTACTTGACTAGTCCAACCAGTAGTTGGGGCTACTGTTCCGGATGTGCCTTGTGCATAAGTAATCGTGGTGCTTCGAATACCGACACCATCCTTGCCAGCGATACCGTTATTACCATCGTTGCCGTCTCTTGCGACGTAGGTTTTTTGATAGCCGGTTTCACTGGTGTTATCTGTGTATGTCCAAACTGTCTTGGTCCAAAACCATTGTCCCTTAACTAAAGCTGGTGGGTTTTGATACCACGATGTTGGTGGCACGGTTTCAGATACAGATAGACCATATAGGACACTGGTATTTCTAATACCAATACCATTTTTACCGGGGGTACCATCGTTCCCGCGGTCTCCCTTGGGTCCTTGTTCTCCCATTTTTGCAACGGAAAAGCCTTGTTCGCTCGTACCGTCTGAATAGAACCATGTTGTTCTTGTCCATAGATATTCACCGGGGTTGACCGTTGGAATATCTGGTGACCATGTACCGTCTTCGAATACAATGTTTTTAACCCATGTCGAATTGTCGGCTTTATAACCATTAACACGAATTTCATAGTCACCAGTAGGACGGTTGTGCGTGTATCTCGTACCGTTAGCCGTATTACCGTCAGAAATCACTAACCATGTACCGAAACTTGGATTGACAAGCCAAATCGTAGCATTGTCAGTCGATTGGTTTGGGTTATGCTGGTTGGTGAATGTTCCATTGGTTTCGGCAGATAAGATATAAGTCTTACCTTGTTCCAATCGGACACGTTGGCCAGTCATGATGAAATTATCGATACTTGACCGATCCGGCTTAATCTTGTTAGGAAAATTAGCTACCACAACCCCAGACGGCTTATTAACACCGTCCGTAGATTTCGCATAACGTAGCGTAGTGTTTACTAACCCCACGCCATCTTTGCCGGGAAGACCATCATCACCTTTAGAGCCATTCTGTGGGATGTATGTTTTCTGGTATCCAGTCTCACTAGATAGGTCAGTGTACATCCATTGTGTCTTAGTCCATAGGTATTTACCTTTAACCAAAATAGGTGGGTTGGAAGTCCAGCTCGTAGGCATTGTAGTTTCATTGTCGCTCATGCCGTAAGTGATAGTGGTAGATTTCAAGCCTACACCGTTCTTACCGGGTAAGCCGTCATTACCTCTATCACCTTTGGGGCCTTGTTCGCCTTTATCTCCTTTAGGTCCGGGGTCACCTTTAACACCATTTCTACCGTCTGAGACATTTAAAAAAGTAACTTCTTCTGAAGCTACTTCTTTGTTATCTACCCATGCAGATACGGTCAAGGCGGTTGGTTGGGTAATCTGTGATGCCACCATGTCGTAGGTCATACCAACGTATTTAATAGTGCCGTCAATTACGAAACGCCATGTAGCGTTAACAGTTCTATCACCTTGTTTCAAGACTGGTCGAACAGTCGAGCGACCAATACCATTCTTAAATACTGTGCCGTTGGTTGTCGTAATCTCGACACGGTACGGCAATGATTTAGAAACAATCTCATCAATGCGCTGTTGCAAACCGCCAGACGGTTTATTGTCTAGCTTTCTGAAATTGGTAAATACAACCGAATTATTCAATGGCATATCAAAACTGATTACCATTTCAGATACACGAGCCTCAAGGGTCAACCCACCCCTAAAGTTATTGTTAACGATTTTAACAGTATCGCCCAGATTGATATCCTTGTAGTTTTCAATAAAACTAGATTGAATATCAACGGTATAGGTCAATAATGGATAAGCATATTGCTTAATAGTACGCAAGGCGTAACCTTTTAAAGCATTGACATCTTTGTATTCTGTCTCAAAGTCCTTGCGTGTCCATCTATCTGTGTCACTATCCTTCAATGTGGACGGGTATTTTTCCATAGATAGCGGTGCATATACCATTGGACTGCCTTTTTTAGAATAAAACTCCACTTGCCCACGCTCGTTTTTTTCTTCAAACTCCACGTCGATAAGGTTAGCCCCTTCTTGCCCCACAAAATACCCAGCATTGAATAGTTGGGTCTTGTCACTAGCAACTTGAACACCTTTTAGCCCGTTTTGGTAGTAGAGAACAACATCCCCTCGAACCTTACCGATACCATGGTGGTTTTCGTCTGGTTGTTGGTAGATGTCAATGACAAACTTTTTCAAAGTGCCGTCTCGGTTTAAGTCGGTACGAAAAACAAATTCAGCGTCGAATTGATTCATCAAGCTATGAAGTTGTTCTAACTTAGTACCGTTTTGAGATTCAAACGTGATAGTTCTTGTTTTGTCAGAAATCTCATTGATACCAATTTCAAGACCGGCATTCCCTAATAATTCTAGCTCCTTTAAATACCAAGCAATATTCTGTGGTTTATCCGACTTGCGAGACTGTGCAGATTCCATCGCAAACTCAAGGTTAGTGTTGTTACAAGTCGCTTGAAAGCTCGTGTCATTCTCGACAAGTTGAGATACATAGAAAACGTGGTAAGTATTATCGTAGAAAAATGACACATACATCTGATCGTTGATGTAAGCTACATCCTCGTGCATTTTACCATTCACTATCTTAGGAATTGTGAAATCGAATGTACTGGTTGAGTATTCAAGATAAGTGTGCCATTGACTATTAGAGTAGGGCAACATGCCCGGAACGTTATTGTTTAGGGCACAAACCTTACGCATGTTTTTGTCATGAATCCAAATCTGCATTAAACAAAACGCTCCTTCCAAGTGATTTCAATAGTCGGGTCAGTTCTTACCCAACTTGATGTGTAAATGTCGATTTCAGTTTCACCAGTGCCGATACCGAACGGCTCTGACAGATAAGTTAACTCATTAGATGCCGGCAGATTGTCAACAAAGGTTTTGCCTTTTGACATGTCGACTTCCAACACCGAACCTTTACCAAAACGGTTAGGGATATCCTCAGTAGCACTGACAAAATCTTTGCGGTAACAAAATTTATCGACATACATGTGAGTTACAAGCGGGCTCTGACCGACACCGGACAACAAAATACTAACTTTTGCTGACTTACGTCCTTTTAAAATAGGTACTTTGTATTTTAAATAAGAACCCCACCAGTAAAAGATTAATTCATCATCTCTACGTGCCATGTCTGACCACCCACGTTGGGCGTTGAACGGGTTGTGTTCGTCTAAATGCGTACCCAGAAAATGCCTACTGTCGATGATTTGATAACTGCCTTTGCCATCAGTAGTCGTGATGTTGTAATCACAACCTAGACCATTTTCTTTCTTCTTGGACTCTACACCGTAAAGGAAGCGACCTTGATCATCGGAAACACAGATTTTGAGATAGCCATATTGGCTAGGCAAACCTAACCAAAAAACTTGTCTCCACCAAATATAGTCATTTAGTGAACCTCTTTCACCGTTCGAATCTACTGGAATATCCCATGAAATCGAACTTCCTTGCAAAAACTTACTTCCGTTTCCTCTTGAAGTCAGTGCGATATTTGGGCGATTAAAGACGTCAACAATCCCAAGCGTTCCGTTTAAATCAGCACTATCGTCATTGAAAATACCGTTGTTTTTTGAGCCGACCGCAAAGCCTTTTCGAATGCCGTTTTCATCTCGATAATCTAGCAATATTTCCGAACGTTTTACGTTTTGGGTATCAGCTTCATTGGGATTGCCAATTTCATAGCTTTCGCTAGAAGACTTCACAATCCCAACCCAGCCGTTATCTGAGTTAAATTTCAGCTTAATAGCTGGGTAGGTTTCAGCCGTACCGAAATTCTTTAACGTAGCCTTATAGTGTCCAGCTGAAACCTTCTTAACACTTCCGTACTTGGTTTCACCGTCACTACTTACCAAGGCTTGTGCTTTGTTCTCACCGTAACTTTTCGGCACATCGAATGTGACCGTTACCGTTGCGGTAATTGGTGCGGTGTTTTTGTCCACTGTAAGGGACGCTTGACCAGACGGGATAGCTTCCCAGACCTTGTTAGGCTCATCGCCAAAAATCAATGGTTTCGGCTTGTCTACGTTGAGATACCCGCCTAGCGTTTCAGCAATGGTATTAAAGTAGTCGTAGTTTCCAACTAAGGTAAACGATACTTGAATTTGTTTGACTGACAAGGTGCTATATAGGAATTGCTGACCGTAGCGTCTACGCCCTTGGTCTTGATAGTTGTTGTTGAAATTCGATGCCACGTTTTTAGTGACATCAACTGGAACGGTACGCCCTTGACCTTCATTGAATAATTCAGTTAAGTTCTTACCGTCATAAGTTACTGACATTCCTATCAAATAATGCTACCTCCTAGCAACGCTTGTCTGCGTTCATAATCGTTTGTTGCTTTCGTCATAAAGGGCGCTAACCCGTTTGACACGCTTCTACCATCGATGATGTTTCTAACTTCGATTGGGTTAGAGCCGTTAGTTACCAACTGACCGAGTAGGTCAATCATGATATCTAGCTTACTTTCTAGTACAGAAACACGCTCACGGTCTGAAGTGCTATCGTGATTGCCTTGTGGGGCATCACCAGCGAATCGTGCCACTGCTTCAGTAAGCAATTGCCACGCTCTGCCACGTTTGGCGATATCCGTTGGAATGACATATTCTGGCATATCACCTTCAGCCAATTCATAAACACCATTCTTGTGGACTAGACCACCGTTAGCATAGCCATAGGCTGCGACACGGTTAAAGGCTGCGTCTGACGTACCATAGCGGTGCTTGATGTAGTTGATTGCAGCAAGCAAGTTGTCATAACCGTTTCGGATATTGTTGTGACCAGCGTGTTTATATGCGTCGAACGTTGGTTGGATAGTCTGCATCAAACCAATAGATGGTGTACCAGCTCTGGCGTTACTATCCCAGTTATTTTGAACGTTAGGGTCACCACCAGATTCACGTTGGATTGTTGCCAAAATCTTAGAAACACGGAAGTCATTTGGTTCAATACCATTAGCCTTCAACGCTCTAACTACGGACTCACGCCAACGAGAAACACCAGTTCCTTGTGGTCCATCTTCACCACCACCCGGAGGGCTGAGCAATGGACCAAGGGTTTTCTTAATCCAGTCAAACATGCCACCGACCTGGCGTTTAATCAACGTTTGGAGTGGACTATTGCGGTCCTTAAGTGGCTTACTATTGTCTTCACCACCGCCACCACTATCACGCACCCCAAAATCAAGGAAGGTAGCAGCGTTAGAGATATGACGCCCTGCATATTGGTGATACTGACCATTACCACCGTAGTTGTATTCTTCACCATCGTAAGTATCGCCATGCACTGCCGTTACAAAGTCAACGTGGTTGCTTGATACTGGACCACCAGTATAAACCGCTACCGTTCCCGGTTTAGGTCTGCTTAAGTGTGGCACGCTGGCAGAAATCCATTGGTTACCATTACCGAGGTGACTAAATAGACTAGGTTTAACACCAAGGTTAGCCAAACGGCTGGCGACAAAGGATACACACTCACGGTAGAAATAACCCCACGGGTCAGCACCAGCGTCTTTAGCCTTGTCTTTAAATCGGTAGTCATCGCCTTTAGCCCCCATAGCCACTGTGCCTTCATCCATTGAAGCACTAGCCATAGACCAAAGTTCTTTCCACCAGTTCTTAGCTTCTTCAACCGGTTTCTTATACAAGGCATTACCGAGTGGATTAAACATACCAGCTAACTTATCAGCATTAGGGCTGAATTTCTTAGCTAATGATCCAACGGGGTCTTTTACGACATCGGTGACAAACTCAATCATTTTCATGAATTTGTCAACACCATTCTTCATGGTATCCCAAACTGAGCCAGCAACGTTAGTAGCCGTATCCCAGATTTTAGACCAGAAACCAGTACCTTTGGCAAACGCTCCACGTTCAACACCCATGAGCATAGCCAATTCGCTTGCGTTGATGACTTCCGAACCGGCTGGTAAGAGGTATTCAACGTTTCGACCTTGTGGCAAGAATGACTTACCGTTAGGCAGAATGACCATTTCTTGATTGTTGGTTTCTGGGCTATCATAACCGTCATTTAGTGTAGCTAACGTAGGCTTGGTGATTGGATTTCGGTATGAGCTAAACATACCAGTACCACCGGCAAACTTAACTTTCGGGATTTTAGAGATAGCTTCTTTACTACCACCGAAATCAGAAATCAGTTTGTTAATACCGTCGATACCAGCGTTTGGCAACGCAATGACAGCATTAATACCGTCGCCGGCAAGTTTCTTCATGCCGTCCCACATCTCACCGAAACCTTTTTTAACGTTATCCCACGTATCTTTGAAGAATTTAGCAATGTTGGTTAAGGCGTCCGTGATTAGTTTGGTAATGTTAACACCGAATTTTTCTTGCGTTAACGCTCCGATTTCATCCCATTTCTTCGAAAGGAATTTTTTAGAGTTTTCCCAACCGTCAAACCAGTTCTTATTGATACCTTTATGGTGTTTATCGATATCCTTACCAAGGGCGGTCATGGCTTCCGTAGCATTGCCCTTGATACCTTCCCATGTTTTTGATGCGAATTTCTTGACGTTGTCCCATTTTTCGCCCCAATCTTTCTTAAGGCTACTCATGTGTTTTGCAACGCCCTTCGCCATATCTTTGACATGGTCCACGGTGCTATCAACAAACTTCTTGAACGGCTTGTTATGCTTATACATCAACTCAAAACCAGCGACTACTGGATTAGAGATTACAAGCAACTTCTTAGCGGTGTTAGTGAAGGCTTTAATGCCTTTTTCACCACCAGTGAAGTAAGTCTTGGTCTTTTCAAAACCTTTCTTGGCGCTCTTGGTCATTGAGTCCATCGCACCCGTCCAAGTTTTCTTCATGCCATCCCATGTCTTACCGAGCCACTTGCCAGCATTAGAGAAACCGTCTTTTATACTTTTTACGATACCATCAACGAATTTCTTGAACTTTTTATTGTGCTTGTAAATTAAAGCAAAAGCTCCAGCAATAGGATTGGCAATAAATAAAAGGACTTGTTTCCAGTCCTTCTTGAAAAAATCAATGATCTTGCCAAAGATTTCTTTAGTCACTTTGAAGATTTTGTCAAAGGCTTTTTTTGCAGCGCTGAACATGCCATCAACAAATTTCTTGAATTTCTTGTTGTGTTTGTAAAGCAACACTAGGGCAGTGATAGCCGCTGTTACCGCAACCACGATTAAACCAATAGGGTTGGAAGCCATAGCTAAGTTCATTGCCTTTTGGGCTGCCGTCATACCAACCGTAGCTGTTCGCCATGCGTGGATACCTTTGACTACTGCCGTTATTCCAAGAGCGACCTTAGAACCTACAAAGTAAGCAGCAAACAAAGAACCAACTGTTTTAATAGCCGTCTTGTGTTTTGCAATACCACCCAAAGCCTTGGATAGTGATGTAACTGGTCCTTTAGCCTTCTTACCGTTTCCGGTCATGAGGTTAAACGCCCCAGCGACACCCTTAATCATGTCTACGGCTACTTCCCAAACACCACCAGCAAAGTCTTTACCAATGCTGAAAACTGCACCTAGACTATCTTTAACTTCCTTGAAGAAAGCTACAATTTTAGGGGCGTTGTTAGCGATGCTCTTGCTCAGATTATCGACAAACTTATTGAGACCGTCCATTAAGCCATTAAGTTTATCTGTACCATTACCGAGATTAAAGACTTTAGAGAATGCGTCCATGATAGTGCCTAGACCTTTGGAAACATGCTCCCCTAAATCTTTAAACTTCGTTTCAGTGTTAGGGTCAGCAACCCAATTCCCAATCTGTTGCAAGAAAGGATTTTTCATTTTATCAATTGGGTCACGAAACGCCGCAACTACCGCCGGCATACGAGACTGGATAGTTCTTTCAAGACCACCGATGGTAGTTGAGAAATTGGCAGTAGCGTCCTTGTACTTGTCTTGCAACTCGAACAAGGCTTTCTGTGCCATCTCAGCGGTAATCTTACCGTCTTTTTGGAGTTCCGCATATTTATCTGCGGTCATGTCTGCAATGCCCAATTCTTGTGCGGCAACTTCTTTCAGTTGGTTCTTCATTTCTGGGAAGACATTGATAATAGACATCATGTCTTGCCCTTGAACCTTACCATTGGCAATCATTTGAGCCCACTGAGTAGCAAAGTTTTCCACGGCTGCATCGGTCTGACCAAACGCATCTTGCAAGGTAAGAATGGCTTGTGTTTGTTGCTTGGTCAACTCGGTGTTGTGGGTAACGGCATAGAATTTCTGGTTCATACCGTCAACCATTTCGGTTGAGTTAGCCGCCGCTTGTGCCATTTGGTTGGTCATGTCGACCATCTTCTTACCTTCTTCAGCATTACCAGTAAGTGTTAGCCAAGTGGCATTCATGGTTTGTTGATATTTAACGTATTCGGCACTTGATTGGGCGATTTCGTCAAACTTACCCTTGATAGCTCCCAATGCGTTTTGGAAACCATTACTAATCAAGTTAGCTGCAAACGTAGCCCCAAAGATACCTTTTAGGCGTGAAGTTTTATGCTCGGTCTCGTTAACCTCGTTCCCTAAACGTTTGAAGCTATCTTTCAAGCGTCCGATGAACGTGCTAGATCGTTGACTTTGCTCAATCTCGTCATTGAGCTTGTCAGCGGCGTTTCTAGTATGTGCTAAGCTAGTAGCCGTTTCATCCAAGCGTTGCTTTTGCTTACGGTATTCATCGCTTGTTCTTCCGGACTGTTTAGCGACACGCTCAAGCATTTCTTTTTGGGTCTCATACTGCTTATTTAAGTTAGTAATAGAACCCTTGTATTGCTTGAGTTGTTCTTGCCTAGCTTCGTCCTCTTTGCCTTCAGCTTTTAAACGCTTGATATAAGTATCTGAGGCTTCATTTTGAGCTTTGTACTCACGCTGCAATTCGGATAGCCCAGACTTGTGGTAATCTAGGCTATTCTTAGCTTGTCGCTGTTGATTTTCCAACGATGCCAAACGTGTAGTAGCTTGGTCAATCTGTTGTTGGTACTTAAGGTACTGTTCAGCGGTTTCAGCGGTGCTACCTTTAAGTTGAGACTGCTCTTGTTTCAGTTTCTCAATCTTATGTTGTTGGTTTTGGATGGCATTTCCCAAACCGTCATACTTAGCTTGTGCTGCTCCTAGATAGTCACCAGCGCTACGCATTTGGCTTTCTTGTGCCTTCCATGCGTTCGTAGAGCTATTGACTAACTGAGTTAACCGCTTAATCGAGTTAGCTGCTTGAAGCGTATCCAAAGCAATTTCCGTGGACATGGTAGCTTGTACTTTTGCCATGTATGTTTTTTCCTCCTTCCCTTAAATATTTAGAGTAAAGATGTTGGGTCCACCATTCTATCTTCTTCCTCTTTGGCATTTAAGATTTTCATTAGCTCGTAATAGTCAGTGTCGTAATACTGATCTAGTGTCCACCCAAAGCCTTGGATTGATTTTTTAGCAATGATTTTCAAATCTTCAATGCGATTTTCTAAATCAAAAATCTGTTCGCCTTTAGACTTTAATCTTTTGGGTCAGTTTCACCAGCGGCGTTTTCAAGTTGTTCGTCTGTCAATCCGTACATATAACCCACCAATTTTTCGGCAATCTCTTGTGTACGTTCGTTGTCCAAATCAAGCAATTTGTCATAGGCTTCATCATCCAACTTGAGAACCGCACGGATAAAACTAAGCATTTCTTTGAGGATTGTGAAGCTCGCTTGTGCTTGCTCTTGCGTGTCACCTTCTTCAACGGTGTCGCTGATTTTAAGTACGGCAAGTTGGTACTCGTGCATACGCAAGACATTGCGGTTGCTCGTAGCTACTTCAAACGCCTTTTTACTGATTTCTGGGATTTTAATAGTTTTGATTTCCATTTATCTTTTACTCCTTTAACACAAAATAGAGGTCAGGCCATTAGCCCGACCTCTTGCGAATTATTAAATACTGTTTGAAGCAGCAGGAAGGGCATAGCCCCCGAAGACTTCTTTGAACATGTTAGTTTTATCAAACGTAGATGCACCAGAATAGTATTTCTTGTATGGCTCACCGCCGAACGCAATCGCTGACAAGGCATTGAATGTCATGTTATCATCTTGACGAGTTTGAGCAGTATCGGTATCTGTAGCAACGTTTTGAGTTGATTCTTGCATAATACCGTTAGCGAAACCAAAGAACACTGAGTGTTTGCGGTCAAGTGTTTCAGATTCAATCAATACCGCCGTGTGTGGTTTTTCACCGTCCATAACGTAACCACCCTTGCCGTCTGGTTTAAAACCAAGCATTTTCTGTTTGATTTCAAAGTCAAGGTTATTGAAGTCGAACGCTACTGTTGGTGAACCCGGTGCAATCATAACATCTTGCACTGAGTTGTTCCCGGGAATTTTAGTCGCTTGACCTTCCAAGTTTGAGATGTTAGCGGTACGAGTACCAAGCATAGCTGAGTCAACTTCAATCACGCCATCAGTTGAAAGGCCGTCAGCACCTTTAAGTAGTTTTTGGGTTTTTGGGTCAACCAAAGCAAGTCGAACCATTTTCAAACCTACAATTGCCATATAGTAATTTCTCCTTTGTTAAATTAATTTATCGAGAGCAACAAAAAAGACCGCCGTAATCTGTAATGTATCGGGGTCTATGCTATGTTCTCTCATATCTGTAATTGAGTAGTGTTCAGATTTTAGGAATTTCAGCAATTCCATTTCAAAGGCTTCGATATCAAAATCAATATCAGCCTTGTAAAAAATCTGGACTTCCACTCTATCCGTTTTTCCGAAAAAGGTATTATTCCCACTCAAATCAAGTGATGGATTGCTTTCAGTGAGCAAAACGATTGTCTTATCGGTGTTTTCTTCGAGTTCTTTAGGCAAGTTGTTTGCGTAGATTTCGCTTATTTCACCAAATTCTTTGCCGTCAATCAGCTCTTTTAGTTTTACGGTTGCTAACACTTAATCACTTTCCTCCTTTCTTGCGAATGAGTTTTTCATACTCCTCTTTTTCTGCTAATAGCACCTTTCTTTGAACGGCACTATCGTTTTGGACATTGGTAACGAAATGATCGGCACGGTATTTCTTCGTACCGTCATTTAATCGTCTGGCATTTTGTGCGTGGTAATTATTCTTCCAGCCTACGGTTGCCACACCGTTCTTTCTGCCGTCCGCATTAGTGGACTGGACAGATAAACCGTCAGCCATGTGTCCATACTTCAAATCTTTTTTGTTTGAGTAGTGTTTCTCTCGAGTGACTTCTTCCAACTCTTTTTGAAACACCTTTGCGCCAGCGGTTGTTATTTTGGCTTGTTCCGCTGGTGTTAAATCACCAATGCTAGCTACTGTTTCAAGCCAGCCCTCTAGTGCTTTGTCAAGCCCTACCATAAGCTATCACCCAACTTTCTTATGCTTTCTCAAAGTCAGAAAGTCGTAGCGATTGAGCCCAAAGTTTTCGTTTGGGCTAACACGCACAATATCATACTGAGTGCCATTTAAAACAGCGACTTGACCTTCAATCACTTTAGCGTTGTGGCGAATAACAATCACTCGTGTATCGCTTTCGCCATTTTGTTGGGCCAAATACTCTTGATTGAGTGTGCGAGTGTGTGGCTTATAGTGCAGCGTAAACTGTTTCACAAACTTTGGCACGCTCACGCCCGTAAATTTATTAGGGGTGCTTTGGTATGTACCAAAATCAGCCTTGAAACGAAAGTCTGAGGGTAAATATCTAACTTTAGGCATTAGTCACCTCTTTCTTCACTGTACGTTGCGTATAAGCCCCTTAATTGCCCGATTATGCTATTTAAAGTTAGGTTAATCGGATAAGTCACCGTGTCCGTTAAAGCCACTCTATAAGTGAAATAAGAGCTTGTGAGAGCTATTACGGCCGTGTCATATAGAGATTCTACGCTCTCAAGGTCGTAAAACTTCTTGTCACTGCCGACTGCATTGATAATGTACTGTTGAGCCGATTCAATGTAAGCTGGAATGAGTGCAGTGTCGTCTGTCTCATCCAGATTGAGGGTCTGCATGATAGTTTCCTTAGATACACTCATTACTTACCTCCTAAATTAAGCCCCTGGTGTAAGATTAGCTTTTTGGTCAGCGATAGCTTTGAATGACGCTGGCACAAACGCTTCTTCATCGGTTTTAACAACGTCGAAACGGTCAATCACGCGTACTTTAGTCGTATCAGTTTCAAACGCACCACCACCGATATTTGTTGAAAGTAGTGACAAGTGTTGGCGGTCAAACAATGTTACCGCTTGTTTCAAGTCACCGAAATACAATGGCATAGCTCCAGTAGTAGCATTAGCAAGCCAGCGGTCAGATACTTCTTTAACTGCGAAACCGTCGATTGAGTAACCAGTTGGTGATTTCACATCACGCTCCATGAGGTAGTCACCCATTGCATTCTTAACTTTCTTAAGGGCAGTGAAACCTGAAGTGTTAGTCAAGAAGAATGATGTTTGTTTAATCGCTGGGTCAACTTTAGCTTCGAGGTCAATGATATCATCCCATTTAGCCAATGTTGGTTTAGTTGGAAGTGTTGCAATAACTTCCAAGATGGCTTTGTTACGAGTAACAACGACTTTCTTCGCAATCCATCCAGACAACCATGCAAGGATATTTTCAGCAGAATCAGCAAGCAAGCTGTTAGTTACTGTTGAGATACCAGCGTAGCGTTTGATTGTGTAGCGGATAAGAGAAAGTTTTGGATCGTCGTTTTGACCGATTTGACCAGCTTCATCATCAATTTTAGTAAGTCCGGTAATATCAGCCCATTTTTCGTAAACACGAGAACCAGTAAGAGTAGTTACGTTTTCAACATTTACATACTCTTGCAATGAATCGTATTGACGAACCAATGTATTGATAGCTGTACGAATATCTTGTGGGATAGTCAAGCCAGCATCAGCACCAGTTCCGTCTGTTTTAGAATCGAGCAAGTTTTGGTAACGACCACGAACAAGGTTTTTAAAGTCTTTAACAAAAGAAGCTTTAACTTCTTCTTCGTTTTCAGTCAATGGTTTCTTGTCTTCTTCAGACATGTTTGCAACTTCACTAGCACGAGCTTCAGTATATTGTTCTTTGAACATGTCACGCTTCATTTTGGCAGTGTCACGCTCGTTTTTAATAGCTTGCAATTCTTCAGCGGTTACTGAATCATCAAGCATAGCTACGTTAAGTTTTTCATTTAGATTTTCGACCTTGTCGCCTTGAGCAACCCAAAGGTCATGCAATTCGTTTGATGTTTTCATTAATCATCTTCCTTTCATTTTTCAAGTAAAATAGCCAATTTCTGCTCACGCAATGAATTGGTTTTTGGCGTCGCAATCATATTCTTAAATTTAGTGATTGCTGATTTGCTTGGTAGTTGATGCACGGCATTCGTAACCATGATTTCTTCTTCATCGTTATCGAAGAACATGATTTCATCTGCAAAGCCTTTATCAACGGCAGTTTTAGCATTTAGCCATGTCTCTTTAGCCATGAGGTCAAGTAATTCTGGTTGTTTAAGACCGGTCTTCATCTCATAAGCCAAAGCAATGGATTCATCAATACTATTAAGCACCGCTGATTGATGTTCTAGGTCATCGCTATTACCGACGATGCCAGTGGATGCCTTATGTATCATAATATGTGCCGTTGGACTGATACGCACGGTATCACCAGCCATAGAAATAACACTTGCAGCACTAGCCGCAAGCCCTTGCACATTAACCACAATACGTTTGCCGCTAGCCTTAAGCATTGTATAGATTTCGCTAGCTGCGAACACATCACCACCATTAGACGCAATGTTAAGCGTGATTTCTTCGTCTTCATCGTTAGCAATGGCATCTTGTACCAGTTTTGGATAGGTGCTAGACATGCCAAAGTATTCGTAGAATGCACCAGCATCATCACTTACAATATCGCCTTTAATGTCAATCTTGCCCATTTATCTCACCTCCTTTCAATGTGGTACGGTTAGGGTTCTTACCCTCTGGCAACTCTTTAGGTAGAATTTCAGCTTGCTGCAAAATATACAAGCCTTGATTCTGTGCGAGTGTGCCACTTTTAACCATGCTATTGATACGGCTGATATAGTTAGCACCAGTCGGGTCAACCGCTGGAAAAATATCCGCATCCACATCGCATGAAAGTTTTTGAGACAATTCACTAAGAAATGGTCTTAAATAGCGTGCCACTGCTTTAGAGTAGACGTTAGAACTCATTTCAAGTGACGATTGTTGGTCACCTTGTCCACCGACAACGTTTTCTGGGATACCGTAGACTTTCGCAAATTGTCCGGTCGTCCAGTCCGCTTGCTTAAGTAGTTGGGCCACGTTGGACTTGATTTCAAGAGGTGTGAAATCCTCTAAATCATCCAGTACCAACGGACCGCCTTGCATTTGCTTCATCGCTTGTCGAGAGCGTGAGACCTTAGTTTTGAAATCGAGCAAACCACCGCCCTTAATTTTCAAAATACCATTAGCATTTAGGGCGTTTTTAAGGGAATTAAGCGTTAGCTTATCACTAGCTTTTTGAATGTCTAATTCTCTACCTAAAGCCATCAACGGACTTACGCTTGTCAATCCACCATCTACAGATAGCAGTCTGAAGTGTAAGATATCGCTTTGTGGAACATGTTGTTTCGGTGGAATGCGTGGGTCATCAAACGTGATGTTGTAATAAAGACCATTCTGATTGTCCAATCGGTTGAAAGTGACTTGAGACGGTCTTAAATACTCCCACTTCATATCACGCCCGTTATCATTACGCCATCGATATGCAAAGGCTTCACCACCCAATAGCATTTGAGCAAAGATAGACTGGTAGAAATTGAAGCGGTTAGCACTGTTTGACGGATTATCCACGATACCTTGCATTTGTTTTCGGCTAGTTGTTAGCTTAGCAGTCGCAAGGTCGTTGGATAGCTGACTGATAATAGAGAATAGGTCCGAGTTTTTTAGAGCGGTTTCGGCTGATACCCACTCACTACCATTCAAGGTAGCTAAAAACTCTGGATCAGTGATATCAAAAAAGCCCCCTTGGTTATTCGGTGGGCTTTCGGTTGCTAAATTAAATATCGGCAATTATTATCACCTCCTTTCTAGCCTTTTTTTGCGGCTAGCTCACTAATTAAACCAGCTAGTACGAATGTGATGGTCATACTGATGCCAAACCACACGTAACCGAGGTTATAAGTTGTTAAATTAAGCGAAATTGCAGCTAAAATAAACATCAAAACATCAAAAATAGCCCAAATTGCCTTAAAAAACTTCAAAATCATGTATTAATACTCCTCTAATAGCCCACTATCTGGGTTTTTTAACCAATTTAAAACGGCTTCTTGACTCATGTGTTCTACCTTCCACGTTGGATTGTTGGTAATAGCGTAGTCTTCAAACGCATACATACCATCATAAAACGCATCGATAAGGGCATCCACAACGTCGATTTTATAGGTTGATTTCATTTTATCGACTTGGATGCCGATGTTATCCTCTTTAATTACCGCATTTATCAAGGCTTTACGCATAATCTCATCATCCAAGCGAGTGATATTCCCTTCGATAAATAGCGTTTGAAGGAATTTTGTAGGGTCTTTCAATTCGCTGGTACGCTGTCTAATCGGCATGAGTGGGAAACTAGTGTTAGATTCCAAGGCTTTGATAATTTTAGACACTCCCATGGCATCGTAGCCAAAGAAGACTACATCAAGCTGATTATCTTCCACATACTCACAAAACCAACGGTAGACTTCCTCTGGGTTGATAAGCCCTTGTGGATGGCTTGTAATCGTACAAAAACCTTTGGTTTCTAAATCTCGATAGTTAACGCCGTCTTGCTCCATCTTAGCTTCTAACGAACCAGCTTGTTGCCACGGTATAAAACTGTGTTGTTCGACATGCCATTTCTGACTGCCGTCTTCAGCAACGTAGGGATAGACGAAACCAATAGCCGTATTATCACTGAACATTGAAGCATCCAGTCCGACATAGACACGCTTACCCTTGATATCAAATTCATCAACGACTGCATTTTCAATATCAGTCAAATCAAGGAAGCTATTACTATCAGCAAGTAACCAACAATTCATGTTTTTGACTTGGAAATCAGCAAGTTTACCCATGAGTAGTTTCTTATCACGTTCGGAAAGTAGCCCCTTCATCAAGCCATCCTTTAATTTAGGGTGGTTGAGTAGTGGGTTACTCTTTGCCCATGTTTCTGGTTTAAAGACTTCTTCCAAGTTATCTTGCGACCAGATTAGACATAGCTGATCATCACCAGACCTGTCAAAATCACGTTCCATGATTTCAATCAGTTTTTTCTGCTCTTGATGGAATGGAACATCGGGTGTTTGGTAAGATGTTGAAATCTCAATAAAGCGTGAACCCTCGGTATTAACTTGTCCGGATGTGATTTTAGAAATTCCTTCATCCGTCCTGAGCTCACCGACCTCATCGGCTACGGCTAATTTAAAGTGCTTACCATCAAACTTACCCGATTCAAACGAGATAGTGTGAATCGTATTAGCGTCTACGAGCGATTTAATTTCTCGTGAATACAATTGAAGTTGCGTTTCGTCTGCTAGCGACTTAAACGGCTCGTTCTCAATGATTCTCGCCATCATAGATTTGACGTAGGTAAATAGTTTCATTGTTTGGTCGAAGTTTAGCGAGCTAACAAGGAAGTCTTGGTTACTTTGCCCGATAATCTCAATCAGATAAGAGAAGTTAAGACAGATACCAGCTATCATCGTTTTACCTTGCGAACGGGCAATCGAGATAATGATATTTGAAAATCTTGGTACATCGTCTAAATCAAACCATGCAAAGAGTTGGGCAAAGATGAAATACTGCCAATCCATCGGCTCTAGCTTTTGACTTAGATCATCAACGTTTGGCACTAATGACAAGAATTTCAAGAAACGGTTAAACGCTTCGACTGAGTAGACATAAGGAAAATCGCTATCACCTTGTCTTTGCAAGTCTCGGAGGTGTCGGAAACATGCTAATTGAATATTGTAACCAGCGACAATCTTGCCATCTAGCACATTGAAACAGTATTGTGTGCCATAGTCGGTATAGGTTTTTCGCTCACAAGAAAAATCGATGCTATTATAAGCACCGATTACATCTTTTGACTTGGTTAAATCAATTTCTTGCATGTTTCACCTCCTTTATTTGAAGAATGCTGCCATTTTATCTTTCATAGATGTATTATCTGCTTGACTTCCGGCTATTTCAGCCAATTCTGCCCGTCCTTTAGGGGTCAAACCTAGCTGAATGCCTATTTTATTAAGGGTTTCAGTGGCATCTTTCATCGTCGCAACGGCTGGGTTCTTTTTAAATCCCATTGACTGCTCGCCTAGAATCTCGCCGCTACCTTGTGCTTGGATGACTTTCTTAATCTCGGTTTGGATGCCGTTTTCTTTCACATCCTCATAGGCTTTTTTGTAAATCTCGTAGTTAGTACAGTAGGTTTCCACAAGAAATGTATCGATACGCTCGACCTTTTCTGTTGCTTTTAAATACGGAATGATTTTAGTCCAAACCGACCTCGCCACTGTGCCCAAATAGTTCGGTGGGTCAATGGGTAGAAAGCGGTCATTTTGCTCGTAAAACGGTTTCCGTTTGGCTGGTGACTTATTCGCCATTTTCTCACTTCCTATCTTTATTATGACATCGCTTAAAAACCCTCAAAATTGGCGTGCGGTGTAAGAAAACACCTTGTGGCGGCTCTCCTTGGCACGAGAAGGGGGCGGGGGTCAATTTTAAATCGTCTCGAGGGTTATTACACCACCCTTATTATAAAATCGTGCTATGGACTTATTATAGGGGTTTAACGACGTCCTCTTTTTTCCGGGCTATTAAATCTGCCCACGTAGCCACGGAAAGTCGTAGCTCGGTGTTCTGTTTCGTTCTATTCTGACCAGTACCATAGATTTCTTGCTCTAGGGTACGTTTAGTGTTATCACAGCTTCTACACGTTGCTACTACGTTTGAAATTTCAGTCCTAAGCTCTGGATCTATTTCAACGGGTGTAACGTGGTCGCCTATACGAGCGTCTGGTGTGGTCACACCCAACGCTAGACAGTACTGACACAGATAGTTGTCACGTTCCAATGCAATCTTGCGAATAGAAGACCAAGTCTTTGAACGATAGAACGCATACCGTTCCTTGCTCTCATCATCTCTGTTCCTTACTCGCTTGTTGTATCTTGTGCGTGAGTATCTCTCTCGCTCTGCTATGTATGCTGCTTCCATACTATGATGAGTAGTGCAGTAGTGTGCTGGTCTCTCTGTTAAGGCACGGCATCCCTCTGCCTTACATCGTCTGACCATTGGCATGCGTCTACCTCCTTCTATGTAAAGTAAAAGAAGGAACACTGCTGTGTCCTTCTGATTCGATAATACTATATTACCACGTTGATAGTATGGTGCAGTATGAATTGGTATATACCACTACAGATTAATCCAAATACTTCTCAGCTTGTCTTAACTTAACATAGTAGGTTGCCTTACTAAAGCCCATGCGGTCACATATCTGCCAGATATCTAGCTGGTCTATATATACCATTTGTAGTAGGGACCTAGCGTCTATATCCCCCACGTTTGCTATCTGCCGGCGAAACTCTAGTTTCTGTTTAATAGCCTCGGCAGTGAAGCGTTCTACTTCTTCCCTAGCCGTCATGAGTTCCGCATAGATATCATCCTTGCCCTTACGTTTACCACCTTGCACCATGTCTGTTTGCATAGCACCAGCCGTAACTTTAAGGGCTTGTGATTCCAGACGTTTAATCTGTTCTATCTGACTGTCAATGTATCTATCAAGCGCCTTGATTTGTTGCAGCCGTTCCACTGTTCTCATAAATTACATTCCTTTATGGTATAATATTAGTATTAGCGTTTGAACAGTCCTAGGCATTAGTCTGGGTCTTTTTTTATTTTTTCGGCTCAGTATTAAGAGATATGAAAAGATTGAGTTTGTGAGCCTTTTATCACCTCCTTTCTAGCCATCGACACCAGCAAGATCTTTGGCTTTGTTTTTGTAACGCAATGATATCAATAAGAAAGAGGCTTTTTTCACATCCTTTTTTCTTAAATTTGCTGGGTTTGTTTTGAGCAAGGTCTGTCAGCTTGCTCGTGTCGAAAAAGTGTCCAAGCCACTAAAAACCTATATCCACTTTTTAGTGTATTTTGACAGACAATGACTGGCAAGAGGAATCGAACCCCTTATGCAACCATTCCAGCCAGATATAGTGAAATCATTATCGGGGATATTCCCCTTTCGTTTTTGAAATAATACAAGAATTAATTAGGTGAATTATGGAGATTTCTGACCTATATCTATTTGCAGGCATACGCCTTGAATAATAACGCTACCAGTAATGCGCTTTAGATTTTGTGAATAATGAATAAAGGAATACCTACTTTCTATGTTTTAGATTTACTGGTTTTTGGTGCATCCACGACCAGTCACGCTTCTGCTGATTTGAATGAAAAAAATAAAGGATTCCTCTTTTCCGTATATAGATTGACTGGTAATAGCTAGTAAGGGAGTCGAACCCTCATAGACCGTTCTAGCTACACGCCTAGCGCATAGGCTGTATATAAGACTTTACTGCTTTTTTCAATTGTCGTTTGCCAGTTCTGGATTAGTGTAAATATCACCGATAATATGCACTGAATCAGCGACATTACATAAACGTTCGAAATTGTTATATTTAATCAATGTGCTAACAAACATTCCTAAATCCGGTCTAAACTCAACTACGCCGGATAGGATTCCATCCTCCGAATCAACTATATCCCCCTCAAAGATTTCTTTGCCATTCTTGTCTTTGAACCCTGTTGATTGCATTAAAACGATATCGCTCTTTTTGTACATCCAAGTTATACCATTCCCGATAAAATCAAGCTCACCATTTTTGAAATGCATTTCATCCACATCTATCATTTCTTTATCTTCTTTAAGCCACGCTCTGAATCTTGGAATCATTGTCCTCTCTCCTTCAAATAGCCAGGAATGTCATCCCCAACATTTACCGCATCGTATTGCTCCTTGCTGACAAGGAATTTGCCGTACGCCCCACAATCAAGCGTGTAGAGTTTCCCGACCATTTCCTTGCCGGTGATTTTCCCGTGCAATTCCACGGCATTATCTGCCTTGTGGATTACCACTGTCTCGATAGGTCGATTAACCACTCGTAGAACAGTAGTCACGTTAATCGCTAGTGAGACCACTAGTAGAACTGTGGCGACTGCCAGCTCGTTATAAATCCTCTTCTTTGACGAATGTTCCATTTACCATCTTTCCCTTTCTGTTCTTAATTTCTTCATACGCAATACCTAAACACTCAGTCACATCGAGGTCTAGTTGATGTGCTAGTACGATAATCGTTACCAACGTGTCACCGATTGCGTCCTTCAGTGCTGCTTGTGGTTCAGTGAATTTCGTCGGTTTCAAGAGTACATCCCGAATCTCACCGACTTCCTCAGTAACCCGCATCCACTGAATCTTAGGGTCAGCTTGTTTTAACCCACGGTTATCTGCCCAATGGTTGATTTTATTTATTAGATTGTTCATCCGTTACCTCCGTTACTTCAACGCCTTCACAGTTAAATACCCATTCAAAGCCGTTAGACTCTAGCTCTTTGCGGGTGTGGTGTGCTCGAAATCTTTCAAGTTCTGTTTTCGATGCAAAAAGCCATCTTTGAGTGTTTGTATCTCGATTGAGGTATTTACTGTATCCACCAATCCCTTTAATCCGAACCGTATACCTAGGCTCTTTCTCGACCTCATACCCGAACTGGTGCATGTTGACGAGGGTTTTGATTGCTTCGTTTTTTGTATCATCAAACCATTTATAGAAATCTGAATTTCTCTCTTCATCTCCCCAATACCTAATCAAATAGTATATTTCACTATTTAAATTATATTTATGTTCCTCATACCAATCTGCCACATATTGTGGAACGACTGGTTTCGGGAAGAATGAGTCATATAGGTCTTCTGCGTACGATACAGAAATCTTCCCTACCTTCGATAGCGTTTGTATTGCTTCTTGTCTAGTCATCAATTTCCTCCATTTCAACCTTGTATTTTCTTGCATTGCGATATTTAACACCTCGCAAACGGTGTAATTCATTAATCGCATCGTTCTTGTTGTTGAAGATATGCTCACTGTCTTCCATATTGTCGTAGTAAACTATAACTTTGTATTTCATATCATCCCTCGGTTCTGTCCCTATAGATTACTGTGGCAGTATATTTAACGTAGTCGTTGCCATCTTCCCAATCTGCGGTTAGTCTTACATCTATCAGTTCCTTGTTGTAGCCTTCTATCCAGGCGTTAATTTCTTCGTCAAGCGTGTCAGTGTCATATAGTTTGTCAAAAAATTTCACTTTGCGTTTCATATTTCTAATTCCCATAGTTATCGGTTCCGGTCCTTCTCTGAAAACCTTTGCCGGATTCTTTGCTATAAATTGCCTTAGCCATTGCATAACTCGACCATCTTCCTTAACAAATCTTCATCCGGCAACTGTTCTAGTGTCAGAATGCGATTGAGCTTTTTAACGTCGATACCTAGCTTGATGCTGATAAGCTTCATATCCTTGCGGTTGTTCCAAAACCATCTCGAAAATTCTTGTGTCTGATCTAATACGCTGGTATGTCCATAGTTTCCCGGTGCATATACACCAACCAACTTGTCCTTATATCTGCTATTCATTCGAGCTCCTTGATTTCAAATTCAATGCGTGGATTAGGACTGTACTTCTTACGAGCACTTAACTCACAAACAATACTGTCATCCGTCCAGACGATACCCTTCTTATCAACTTTGTTGTAACCAGCTTTTGAGATACTGTCAAAGAGCGATTTGACCAGATTATCAACATCTGGAGTTTTCGCATGCCAAAGCGTTTCAGACATAAAACTCTTGAATGCGTCCCACGTTTTAGCTCTAGCTTTTGGCGTGGGCTTTTTTGATACATTAAGCGGGGCCTTCATATAAAAAACGACATCTACTGAAATCGGACCGTCAAAGAATTGCCCATCATATTCTTGCTCAATAAGTTGCGAACATTGACGACGCCATGCCTTCATTTTAGAGTCTTCGTAAGTCCCGAACTTGCTAAATCGTGGCCTTGTTTGTGGTTTAGGCTCGATGTTTAAAATCATTTTCATGTTTTCACCAAATTAGAAGGGTAAATCGTCACTAGTGATGTCCATTGGGCTACTGTTCCCGTACGGACCGTTATCTCTTGCAAAGTTTGGCCCTTGCTGTTGCGGTGCTTGCTGACCATAAGGCCCAGCATAGCCGTTGTCGTTGCCAAACGCTCCCGATGTATTGCCTTGATTAGCATTACTGCCTTCACGCGCTGCACGACTTTCCAACATTTGGAAGTTCTCAGCGACTACCTCAGTTACATACACACGTTGACCTTGCTGATTTTCATAGCTACGAGTCTGGATGCGTCCAGTAATACCAATCAATGCGCCTTTTTTAGCCCAATTAGCCAAATTCTCAGCTTGCTGACGCCAGATAACACAGTTGATAAAGTCTGTTTCACGTTCACCATTAGCGTCCTTAAAGTTACGATTAACCGCAAGGCTGAACGTAGCTACTGCAATATTGCTGGTCGTGTATTTTAGTTCTAGATCACGGGTTAGGCGACCAACAAGACAAACTGAATTGATCATTGATTTTCTCCTAGAATTTCATAATTTACAAAGTTGTCATCCAACAGCTTAGCGAATTGATGCCATTGGTTTTCTCCACCGTGGAACGTAAGAGCAAGATTGACCTTGTAAGGTTCAGCGGGTTTGCTAGGCACTTCCTCGACGGGTTTAGCATCTTCGATTGCCTCGCCAGTTTCAGCGTTTACCGCTTTGATTTCCTCGTTTGCTGACTGTTTAGCCATTGCTTCAATCTCTGCTAGGCGTGCCGCTTCTGCTTTCTCTTTAGCTTCCGCTCGTTGTTTACGCTCAATAGCTGCATCACGGTCTTTCTTCATTTGTTTGAGAATTTCAACTAGAGGTGTATCATTCTGCAATGCTCTAGTGTATGGTTCAACCGGCAGCTCATAGTCAAGGGCTTGTTCCTCAATCATGGCAATGTTAGCCTTGTATTCTTCCAAGCGGTCATACTCAGCCAAAACCAAAGCGTCGATTTCTTCTTCTGTCGCTTTTTTGAGCTTCATTTTCTTATCCATGAAGTCACCGACCTTAGAAAAGCTCTCGTACTTGTCCTTGAATGTGTCCTTGTCTAGTCCGGCTAGTTCACACTTGCTTTCAAATACTGATCTAACGTGGTCGATTCGCAGCATTTTTTTGTGTTCTTTGACTTCATCCCGTTTAGCGCGCAACTTGCCAAGTAGTGCATTCAATGGCTCTAGCGAGGTCGCTAGTTTAGATTCAAACTCGGTAAGTGGGTCTTTGTAGATTCTGCCAATTTCCTTACGCTTGTCATCCAGTTTGTCGCCAAGCCCTTTAAAACGAGTGATTTCTTTTAAGACCTCGTCATATTCCAAGCTGTCCAGTTGCTCGTCTGATAGCTCGCTAACTGCCGCTTGAATCGCTGCATCGAACTTGTCAAAATCAAAGTTGATTGTCCCCGGCGTATAGACCGGTTCAATCGTTTCAAGAAAATTGTTCGTTACGTCCTTCATTTTTATCCCTTTCGATTGTTGATTTGTGTTTGAATGTCGTTGCTTACCACGTTAAAACCTGCTACTAGCAACTCATGGAAATCATTTAGTTTGTACTTCTTCAAGTAGTAATTAGCTACTGTTTCGGTTGCTTGACCAGTAATTAAGGCAAGTTCGTTAATTTGTTGCATGATTATGTCATGTTGCTCGTTGCTAATGAAGTTAGGTTGTTGATCGCTTCTTGACTCATAGCGTGCTTGTTGCGGTTGCTGGTTTTGATGTGGTTGGGTGTTGCGAGGTTGGTTTTGTTGTAAACTGTCCTCTGACATTTCAAATTGGTCCACATCTTGGTCACCGATTGCAAATAATGACTGTAAAGCATATTTCCCAGCGTATGATTGCACCGCTCCTGTCCATTGCGGCTCGGTCATTTGTTTCAAGTCGCCGTTACGAGTTTTCAAAATCGGCACCGGAGACAACTCAGCAAACGCTACCGACTTCACGTTTGTATCTTTACTGAAAGCTGTAGCAGTGGCTTTGATATAGGTTTTGTCCATAATTACAACCAAGTCATAGTCAACAACGACACTCCAGTTAGACTTCAAACTCTTGAATACGTTGTAAATATCCTCAGCACTCCTTGAAGCGTACTTGGCGTTTCGTTCTTGCTTTTTTTCAAGCTGCATCCGTTGTTGCAACTCTGTGAATGTCATTTCTTCCATGTCATATCCTTTTTATATACCCCCTAATTCTCAAATTTCGGGGGTTATTTGCCGTTTTACCGTTTCTCTAGTGTAATTGTGCCACTAGATTATTCAGGGCGGTTACAAGCGATTTTAGAGCCATTTCTTGCCCTTTGACTTTTTTAGACACCAAAGCTCCCTTTTGAGCTTGTTATTTTCTTGAGCTAGCGACAAGATTCTGTCTTGCTGACTATTGATAATCTCCCCCAGCTCACGACCTAAATTCATGTACTTGTTCCGCCAACGGTTATCGACTTCATAAGTTTCTCGTTCCATATTTAATGCCTACCCTCCCACCACTTCAATTATTTAATTATTTTTCGTTGCGTTTCTTAAATCCAAGAGTTAGAGCGGTAATACCTGCTGCAATTACTACCAGCCCTAAAGTGCTAGCGATGCCTTCTTTTTCCCCAGTGTTAGGGAGAACACCACCGTAAATGGTTGTTTTAGATGTCTCTTTGCTTGCTGGTGCGAAGTTATAAGATACTGTGACAGGTTGTGCCGCTTTTTTATCAACGCTCGTTTTAGGGGCTTTTTCTGGCGTGCTAGGTTTTTCTGGCTCTACTGGAATTTCAAGCTCTGGCAAATCGAGGATAGGGGCATCGTTCGGAACTACGCCACCTTCGAATGGTGGGAGTTCACGGACTTCAGGAATTCCAGGAATGCCTCCTTGAAACTCTGGTTTGTAATGGATAGGCGCTTCGTTTGGTACTGTGCCACCGTTCCACTCTGGGATTTCAACGACTGGTGGGTCATTAGGGACTACACCGCCTTCAAATTCCGGTTTTTCATATTTAGGGGCGTCGTTTGGCACCTCAAAAGTTGGCTCTGGCTTGTTTTCACCAGACGCATCTCCTCGGCCACCGACTAGTTGCACCTTAGAAGTCGATTTAGCCCCAGCGTCTACTGCTACCAACTCAGCCTTGTTGGTTGGGTTAGTGCTATCTTTGACAGCGTTCTTCAAGCGTGTCTTGTAATCGATATACATGATTCGATTGAACTGTTTAAATTTAGCGTCGAAGCCATCAGCTCTAACGTTCCAGCTTTCAAGGTAGTCTTTGGCTGAGAAATCGATGCCAGTCCATTTGATAGGGTCTTCTACGAAATAGATGTTTTGAGAGCCTTCGACGAACTCTTGATTATCAGACCAAGTGTCCTTCAATTTCGCATAATTCAACACTTGACGGGCAGTGTTAAGACGCAAGCTCCAATTGATGACCTGTGGGTCTTTCTTGTCTTGACTGCCCCATTTAGAAAGTAATTCGTCAGTTGGGAGAGGACTTTCGTCATCAATTTCAAAGGTCTTAACTGTTCCGTTGAAATTAACAGTTACTGGTTTACCCGGTTCAACAATATCCAACCACTTAGCGTCGAATTTAAGAGACATTTTCTTGTTCAATGGGTGTTCAGCAAAGTAATTGTTGAACGTGGTAGTGATCACTCGTGTTTGTGCGTCAGCGTTTGCCTTACCGACAACATTCTCGTTGTTGTAAACATCGAAATCAAAGCTAGTCTGCAAGCCGATTTCTTTAGGCAACTCAGTAACCACCTTGTCGCCTTCATTCACCGGCACGTTGTCTGGAATTTGAATATCCTTATATTCAACTTCAAAAGGTGAGTATTTACCAGTGCCGTTAGGGAAAGTAACCTCAACGTTTGGATTTTCAACGTTGATAGTGTCGCCTGCTTTGGTAACGCTAGTAGGTGCCACTGGGGTTTCAGCAATCGGTTGAGATTCCACTGGTGCTGGTGCTAATGCTTTTGGTGTTTCTCCCACTGGAGCAGCTTCGACTGGTGCCACTGTTTCAGACGGTGCCACTGTAATGTTGCCGCCGTTATCAGCGGTGTAGACGTTAGCTGCAGTTGGTTGTGTGTCCACCACTGGTTGAGCAGCCTCGTCCGCTGACACTGCTCCGCCGAGAAAAGCTGTAGCGATTGCGATTGCTGAAAGTGTTGTGATTTTAGATGTTTTCATGGTATACTCCTTGTATAGATGTTTTTTTCTTGCATGGGCCCTAACCCATGCTTTTTTAGTGCTCTCAACGTGCACCCAACGCCCCACCGTGTCATGTTTTTCAATGTTTTATTAGACTTTTTGGGGAAGATAGGAAAAAGTAATTTAGTAAAGTTTTTTTGGGGAAAAATTATGGGTATAAGTTACACTCCACGGCAGGGCCGTGGCTGCACGTTGAAAGATTGACATTATTTTGTGTACTTGTTCTTGAGTCGTTCTTGTTTTTCCTCTGGGGTTTCAACCCATTCAAAGAACGGCTCTGGTTGTTTGGGTTTCTTTCTGTTTAGCAATTTCTTTAGTAGCTTCATGAGTTACCCCACCAATTGATCTAATGGCAATCCGTGGTCAGCGTTGAATCGCTCAACTTTAGCTGTGTAAGATTCCCATTGTGGAACTTCATAGACTTCTACTTCTTCGTTTTTTTTAGACCAAATCCAGTTAATCAGTTTTTTCATTTTCAATTTCCTTTCTATTCCCTAACCGCACTAGAGAGCTAGAGGTGTCTTTTAAATATCCAAAATATCGTGCGTTCTGCATGTAGCAATAAAATCAATTGCTACATCTTGAAACAGATCTCTGCGTTTGCTGTCTGGTGTGTCTGGTTTGTTGCAGACATCTCGGTACATCAAACACTTAGTGTCGATGTCATCGAGTTCGTCTTTTTCTTTTTTCGAGACATCCATTGTCTGATTGATGTAGAGGATTAACTCCGTAATGTTGTCAAGAGCTGGGATTCCGCCTTCCATCTTGTGGAAGTCCTTGTCGAATTGAACGGCGCAAGCTGCCAGCCTTTTAATATAATGGTTGTTTGCCATGTTTTTTACCTCTCTTATTCTCTAACTATGATTACTGTATAGTTATCTATTAGTTATTATTACTAGTTAGTGCCGGTAGGCTCTAGATTGTTGTTGGTTAGTGTGCGTAGCACCATATTGTTATATATTAGTTATTGTTATTAATTAGTTATTGTTAGTGTCCGATTTTTCATCTTATGAATTATCATCGTTTGATTTTTTCATACTATGAATTTTCTAACTTACGAATTATCATCGTTTGATTAAATGGAAATTCCAATTATCGAACTATGAATTTTCAAGGCTACCTGTGGATAACTCTGTGGATAACTTTTTGTCAAGGTATTCTATAAATTCGTCCGTCATGGGTATGTCTGATGCACAGACAACCATTTCAAAACCTTTTTTATAGCCCTTGCTTTTACGAAATACCACAACATACCGTTTGCGTTTCAATTCTTCAAACGCTGTACGGTGTGAGCTTTTCCCGTTGGTTGACCTCTTTTCAAGTTCTGACAGATAAACTCGCCAATCGCTTTTATTTATCAAGATTTCAGCTAGTAAGCCTTTAGCTTGTAAGCTCAAGCTGGTGTCCTGTAAGAACTTGTTATTCATTTTTGTGTAATTCTCTTCCGTGTTAGTGAAAGATATACTTCATTCGGTTATGCTCCTTTCTGGCAGTGGTTGGCCTTTTTTATTCCCTAACCGCACTAGAGAACTAGCGAGGTCTTTTGATTTTTATTTTTTAGGAGTCATTATAAAATCAAATCATCTAATGGTATTGCTTACGTTTCAACTGAATGGTTGCCCCGCTAGCTCACTGTTACGGCTAGGGATGTATTGCTATTTGAATCTGTTTCTTGTTTTCCACTCAATGAAGGACTTAAACCCTTCATAGTTGATAAAAACCAGTTTATGTGTTGGGTTGAACACATACTTTTGAAAATCTTTGTTGTCCCTCATTTCTCGAATGAGGTTTTTTGCCATTGACTTTCCTAGACCTTCCCACCGCTGCATGAGGTGGTCGTAGTCTCCCCACTCAGCCGTTTCGTTAACTCCGACTGGTTTGTAGGTGATTTCCATTTCGTTCCCCCCTTTTTAATCCTCTTGTTCGATGAGTGGCAGGATGTCGTTAGCTTTTAGCAATTCATACAAGAACAAGCGCCCCTTTTGTGTCCAAGTCGTTGTCATATTGACTTGATCTTGACCGTTCTTATCCTTGTAATCAAATGTCGAACTATCGACATAGCCCTTACCAATGTGTTTCTTATACAAAATCCATTGACTGTTGACCTTGTACTGAACACCTAGATCATGCAAGATTGCATTGAACTTTCTGGCACTCATGCCGTAATCTGCCGCAATCTGGGTAACACGCACCGCCCCTTTACTTTCTAGAATGATGTCGAAGTAGCGTGCTTGCTCTTGCGCCAAGGCCAACTCAGCCTCTAGTTTCACCACTTTAGCCCGTTCGTCTTTAAGAGCTTGAAAGGCTGCAATGGCAAGGTCAGGATCATTAAGTAGCTGGTCTGTGGCATACATGCCATGTTTGCGTATGGTTGGCAAAACCTCTGATGTGACCCAACGTTTAAACTCCTTGGCTTGTGGTAGTTTGCTGGATAGGATGAGCGAGTAAAGACCTGATTCGTTGATGATTACTAGGTCTTGCTTACCTCCAGGGGTGTCCATTGTGGTCACCCCTTTATCCTCTCCGTCTACATGGGTACGGATTGCTTTAGCGGTTCCTGAGTAGCCTAAAATCTCTGCTACATCTTTCCCTACGAAATAAGGCTCGTTGTCAACTGTTACAGTTCGGACTGCCTTCCCATTAAAGTTAAAAATTTCATTCATAGTGTTTCCTTTCTTTGCTATAATAGTTAATAAAAACGAGGTATTAACATGAAGAATAAATCCGAAGTATTAGTACCACTCATGTTAGTGGGTTTGCTATACGTTGAATTTCACTGCATTACACCAGATAGCCATTCGGCTTTGACTAGGCTAACAGACATCAATTGGATGTATCTATGCCTAGTGATTGGTGTTGCTTTATTAATTTCGCTGATAGCGCTAAGCTATATTCATGACGCCCTACTCTTTTTCAAGCTTGAGAAAGAGGGAGATATAACTTATAGCTTTGTGATCGCTTTGGCTATCTTCGGAATCCTCGTTTTGAGAAACTGCTTAATCGTCCTGTCTGATACTCAATTCGGAAATTTAATGTCCTTCGTTAGCTTCCCTATCTTCGGTGCTTTCTGGTCGCTTTCCAAACGAACGCTCAAAGCGAATAGGAAGCAAGATAAGAACCCCAACAAGAATTGAGAACGTAAAGAACATGTAGGTCGTGAAGTCCCATTCTGGGATTGTGCGGCCTTTTTGCATGAACTCGATAAAATCGTGAATGTGATTCATTTTCTTCAACCTCCTACTCTCCTAAATCAACCCAAGTCTCGTCGATACCCAAGACATCGCACACTCGGTTTTTCAATCTGTTGCTTCCTTTACCATACTTCAGCAATTCTGAAATGGTAGGCTTCTTTACTCCACAAGCACGAGCAAGGTGTGTTTGTGTCATCCCCTCCGAATTCAATTTGTCTTTGACAAGCTGAGTCCACTTTTGATGTTGTTGAGTCATATTCTCTCCTTTCTTTTTTAAAATATTGACTAAAAAGTTAGCTAATTTCTTGACATCGATAAATAAATTTATTAAAATCAAGACATAGAGAAAAGACTCACTAAAAAAGTAAGGGTTACCTATTCAAAACGGACGCCAATCAGTTTTTAGGTTTTTATTTTTTTAATTGTCTTATTCGCTAACTCTTTAGCTTACAAAAATATTGTAATAAATTTATTAAAGTTTGTCAATGGTTTTGTAGTAAATTTATTAAATATTTTTTGTCGTGCCTTAGAAAGGTTGATGTATCAATGTTTTTCACATTTGAAAAAATAAAAGAATTGGCTGACAAACAAGGTATTTCATTAAATAAACTTGAAGAAAAATTAGGTTTTAGCAGAAATACAATTTATAACATGAAGAAATCAACACCAAATGTTGAACGAGTTTCAATGATTGCCGACTACTTCAACGTGTCCACTGATTATCTTCTAGGTCGTACTGATAATCCTAATATAGCAAACAACGATAGAATCGCAGGTTACACGTCTGACGACCTCCGAAAAATGGCAGAGAACGCCAAGACATTCGATGGCAAGCCACTTACTGAAGAAGACATCGATGCCATCCAGAACATCATTGAGATTTATTTGAGAGGTAGATAGTATGACAAGTATTCCAATGAAAAAGAATCCGTTCAGAGAAAAGATGACAGCAATTAGAATTGTCAATCCTGAAACAGCTCAATCGTTAGGAACAATAACTAATTTCGATGTATTCCCTGGTTCGACATCTTTGGTTGCATTTCTAGACTTCTTTAATCTAAGACCTGAAACAGATTATATCTTATCTCTAACTGCCCACTTCCCTAACGGCACGTCTTACCCTGTCCATGCTACTAGAATTAATATCGCGAGACAAGATTTTGCGCTACTTGAAGACGGCTTTGGTATGGCCACTGGAAATTTCAGCTTTAATTTTACGATACAGAGCCCAAGTGATTTTTACTTTTTCTTCATCTTGATGGACGAAAACGGTCAGGAAGTAGATACAGCATATAGTTATCATCATTTTGGAAAGTGGGGATAAACGATGCCGGACACACAAGATAATTTCAAAACCACCCCTTCCAATGTTTCTTCAATTCACGCTTCTAAAACTTCATTGAAAACTGTACCCACACAAAATCGTGGTATAATGGAGTCAGAAATGTTATCGGAGGAAATTATTATGCCACAAGATACTTACAGCAAATCTGAAATCGACTTAAAACTTGATAAAATTAATTCTGACACCCAGCACGGATTTGAGAAAATTGATTTAAAAATTGACCAACTCAGACAAGAGATGAGTAGCGGATTTGAAAAAATCGGCTTGAAATTTGAACAAGTTGATTTGAAATTTGATAATTTCGAGAAACGTGTAGAGACTATGTTTCTAACTCAAGAGAATAAGAGATTAGAAGAGCAAGCTAAAAGCAAAAAAGAGTTCATGTATTGGTTTATCGGATTGTTAGTTAGTACTTTACTGGGGATACTAGCAATCATCGTAACCATTTTAACAACAAAATAACACAAAAAGGATAATAGCCTATGACTATTGAAGAGCTAGTAGACTCGCACGGTGTCACTCTCGCTTACTTTGATAATGACCTCTGGCATAGACCAGGAGTTTACATCAAAGAAATCAATATTATTTTCATAAACCGTGAGCTGTCAGAAAACGCCAAAAAACGGGTTATATACCACGAATTAGGGCATCTGGATCATTCTGCTGAACTTTATCAAAACAATCGCACTAGATGCGAAAATGAAGCGAATAGGCACATGATCCATAAACTGCTCGAAGAAGAGCTTTCAGCATCAGATGACCACAAGTCTTTTAACTACTTGCATTTTATGCAAAAGCACAAGCTTAGGACAGTAACAGATGAGTTGATGGTCATTGATGAGTACTACGAATTGATAGGGTGAAAATATGGACTTCAAAAAAATAAAAAATCTAGGTACTCACTGAGGAAGAATTTCAAGCACAGAAAGCTAAATTATTATCGCAATAAAAAAAGCCCTACACTCACCGTCGCCAAACTTAGAGTGTAGAGCTAGCACCACAGAAAAAACGTGTAAACTGGAAAACAGCCTTACATGTCCTTTTCTGTACCCATTTTACCAAAATTAAGGAGATATGACAATGTGGGTAGAACAATTACCAAACGGAAAATATAAATATTTCGAAAGATACAAGGATACTTACACTGAGAAATGGAAACGGGTATCTGTAACGCTTAATAGTGGCTCAAACCGAGCAAAGAAAGAGGCTCAACGCTTATTGGATGATAAGATAGCCCAGAAAATAGAATCATCAAGCACTACTAACGTATCATTCCATAGTGCCTTTAACGAATGGTGGGAGTTTCACCAAAAGCAGATTAAGTTAAGCTCAATCAAGAGCCTTGCAGCATCCGTTAAACGAATATCTGACGCTATCGAACAAGGAACAATCCTATCAAATATCAATGTCAGACTTGTCCAATCCTTACTAGACACCGCAGACTGGACAGATTCACAGAAATATCGTGCTAAGACTGTACTAAATACATTTTTCGATTATGCTATGGATCAACAACTTATAACTGATAACCCATCGAGGAAGGCACGATTACCAAAGAAGACCAATAAACTTGAGAAACAACAAGCTGCCAAGAATAAATACTTAGAACCAGACGAATACAGTCGATTACTGAAAGAACTCTACCGAAAGGACATAACACTGAGATATGCTCTAGCGTGTGAGTTTATGCTCCTAAACGGTTGTCGAATTGGTGAACTGGCTGGGCTGACTGTTTCAGATTACCACAAAGAGACACGTTCTTTGGATATACACACCTCTTTCAACAGATACATCCCAGAAAACGAAGGAACGAAAACCGTCGCTAGCTATCGGACCACCTATCTCACTAATCGAGAAATGGAAATCGTTGACCAGATACTGGAATTGAAAGAGTTAAGCGAAACAACCAATCCAGATTGGTATCGTAGCGATAAAATCTTCACGACCAACACTGGCAAGCCTATCCACAGTACAATCCTTAGTGCATCACTCCAGCGAGCTAATGCCAGACTGGAAACACCTATCGACAAGCACCTATCCCCTCACATCTTCAGACATACCACGATAAGCATACTAGCTGAAAACAACGTGCCACTAAAAACTATCATGGACAGGGTGGGTCATGCAGATTCGGAAGTCACCACTAGCATCTATACCCATGTCACAAGAAATATGAAAGACCAGGCAGTCAATATTTTAGATAATATCATCACGAATAATCTTGCCCCTTCCTTGCCCCTTGGGTAG